GTGCGCAAGATGAAGGACGCCGATGGGCGCTTTTTGTGGTCCGACGGCCTTGCGGTCGATCAGCCGGCGCGGCTGGTGGGCTATCCGGTGCTGATCCTCGAGGACATGCCGGACATCGCCCTGGACGCCACCCCGATCGCGTTCGGTGACTTCGCCGCCGGCTATACCATCGCCGAACGGCCCGACACCCGCATCCTGCGCGACCCGTTCTCGGCCAAGCCGCATGTGCTGTTCTACGCCTCCAAGCGTGTCGGCGGCGATGTCAGCGATTTCGCCGCGATCAAGCTGCTGAAGCTCTCGGCCGCCTGATCCGACCCGGATCCGCGCCGTCCGATCGGGCGGCGCGGTCAGTGGGCGCGCGCGGACTTGTCCCGTGCCTAGCTGCTTTCCCTCCGTCCGAGCGACGGGACAGCGCGCGCCCATGCCATTTTCGCGGATGCGGGGGGCCGATTTTCGGAGAAGTCACATGATGTTAGTCGAGCAGACCTCGGTGCCCGCCTCGGCCCTTCCGGTCGCCCAATTCAAGGACCATCTGCGGCTGGGCACCGGGTTTGCCGATGACGGGGTGCAGGATGCGGTTCTCGAAGCCCACCTGCGCGCCGCGATGGCCACCATCGAAGCCCGCACCGGCAAGGCGCTGATCGCGCGCGATTACGGCTGGAGCGTGACCGCCTGGCGCGACCTTGCCAGCCAGATCCTGCCGGTGGCGCCGGTCGCGGCCATTACCGGGCTGTCGATCTTCGACCGGCTGGGCGACGAGGACGTCGTCGCCGCCACACGCTATCGCCTGGTCGCGGATCAGCACCGCCCCAGACTGGCGGCGACGGGCTTCTGCCTGCCGCCGATCCCGGTGGGCGGGCGCGCGGTGATCGCGTTTACCGCCGGGTTCGGCCCCGACTGGGCCGACGTGCCCGCCGATCTGCGTCACGCCATGCTGATGCTGGCGGCGACCTATTACGAGGCGCGCGGCGTCGGGGCGGGCGACACGCCGCCCGCGGTCATGGCGCTGATCCAGCCCTGGCGCAACCTGCGCCTATTCGGCGGGGGTGCGCTGTGAGGCGCCCGGTCCTGTCGCGCAGGCTGGTGCTGGAAGCGCCCGAACGGGTGGCCGACGGCGCCGGCGGCTTCACCACCACCTGGGTCGTGCTGGGCACGCTCTGGGCCGAGGTCAAACCCGGCACCGGGCGCGAACGCGCCGTCGAGATGATGACGGTGGCGACGATGTCCTACCGGATCACTCTGCGCGCCGCGCCCCAGGGCGCGCCCTCGCGCCCCAGCCCGGAACAGCGGTTTCGGTCAGGCAGCCGGATCTTCCGCATCCTCGCGGTGACCGAGGCCGACCCCGAGGCGCGCTATCTGACCTGTTTCGCGCAAGAGGAGGTGTCGACATGAGCTATGGCGTTTCCACCGCGCTGCAACAGGCGGTGTATCAGCACCTGGTGGCCGATCCGGGCGTCACCGCGCTGGTTGGCGCTGCGATCTACGACGCGGTGCCGCCGGGGATCGTGGCGGGCACCTATGTCTCGCTCGGCCCCGAGGACGTGCGCGATGCCTCTGACCTGACCGGCCACGGCGCGCTGCATGAGATCACCGTCAGCGTCGTCACCGACGCGGCCGGGTTTTCCACCGCCAAGGCGGTCGCCACGGCGGTTTCCGACGCACTGGTCGACGCGGCGCTGACGCTGGATCGCGGCGCGCTGGTCTACCTCAACTTTCACCGCGCCCGCGCGCGCCGGGTTCAGGATGCCGATGTGCGGCGGATCGACCTGAAATTCCGCGCCCGCGTGCAAGACATCTGACCCTTCCAAACGGAGATACGGACATGGTTGCCCAGAACGGCAAGGACCTTCTCATCAAGCTCGACATGGACAATGCGGGCACCTTCACCACCATCGCGGGGCTGCGCGCCACGCGGATCAGCTTCAACGCCGAAAGCGTCGATGTGACCTCGCTGGAAAGCGCGGGCGGCTGGCGCGAACTCCTGGGCGGCGCCGGGGTGAAATCCGCCGCGATCTCGGGCTCGGGGGTGTTTCGCGACGCCGGCACCGACGAGCGCGCGCGCCAGATCTTCTTTGACGGCGAAGTGCCCGATTTCCAGGTCATCGTGCCCGATTTCGGCATCATCGAAGGCCCGTTCATGCTGACCTCGATCGAATACGCCGGCAGCCACAACGGCGAGGCGACCTATGAACTGTCAATGGCCTCGGCGGGCGCGCTTTCGTTCACGGCGCTCTGAGATGGCGAACCCCTGGACAGGCGAAGTGGCGCTGGTGATCGACGGCGAGACGCGGGTGATGAAGCTGACGCTGGGCGCACTGGCGGAGCTTGAGGAGGCGCTGGGGACGACGACGCTGGTCGATCTGGTCGCACGGTTCGAGATCGGGGGTTTTTCCAGTCGCGACGTGCTGGCCCTGATCGTCGCGGGCCTGCGCGGCGGCGGCTGGCAGGGCAGCGCGCGCGACCTGACCAGCGCCGAGATCGCGGGCGGGCCGGTGGCGGCGGCGCAGGCGGCGGGGCAGTTGCTTGCCCGCGCCTTCGCACTGCCGGGATGAGTGCGCTCGACTGGCCCGGCCTGATGCGCGCGGGGCTGACCGGGCTGCGCCTGACCCCGCGCGAATTCTGGGCGCTGACGCCCGCCGAACTGATGCTGATGCTGGGGCGCGACGGCGGTGACATGCCGCTGGGCCGGGCGCGGCTCGATGAATTGGCGCGGGCATTTCCCGACCTCGGGTCGGAACAGGAAACGGAGTAGGAATGATGGCGGATCTTGACGGAATCGACGGCTTTGACGACCAGATCGCGGCGCTCGAAGGCTCGCTGGCGGGCGCCGGCGCGATGGTGGCGGCGTTCAGTCACGAGCTTGACCGGATGGGTGCGACGATCGACGTGCTGGGCACCGATGTCAGCGTCCTGTCGGGCGGCCTCAGCCGGGGGCTGAAGCGCGCCATCGACGGGCTGGTGTTCGATTCGAAATCGCTGACGGATGCGCTGCGCACGGTCGGGCAGTCGATGGTGAACACCGTCTACAACGCCGCCCTCGCGCCGGTCACCGACCATATCGGCGGCTTGCTGGCCGAGGCGGTGGGCGGTGTGATGAACGCCTTTCTGCCCTACGCAAACGGCGGCGCCTTCGCGCAAGGACGGGTGATGCCGTTTGCGCGCGGCGGCGTGGTCAGTTCGCCCACGACCTTCCCGATGCGCGGCGGCACCGGGCTGATGGGCGAGGCCGGGCCGGAGGCGATCATGCCGCTTTCGCGCGGCGCCGACGGGCGGCTTGGCGTGCGCGCCGAGGCCGGGCGCAGTGTCAACGTGGTGATGAACATCTCGACCCCGGACGTCGAGGGGTTTCGCCGCTCGCAAGGCCAGGTCGCGGCCCAGGTCGGGCGCATGATCGCGCGCGGGCGGCGGTTCGGCTGAGGGGTTGAACGGGGGCGCTGGCTCCACGCTCACCAGGTATTCCGGCCGGAACGAAGTGACAGGCGCGGCGCAGTGGCGCCCCTGACTGAGAAAGGACAAGCCGATGAATTTCCACGAGGTTAGATTCCCGCCGACGCTGAGCTTCGGCTCAGTCGGGGGGCCGGAGCGGCGCACTGAAGTGGTGACGCTGGCCAACGGGTTCGAGGAGCGCAACACCCCCTGGGCGCATTCGCGCCGCCGCTATGACGCGGGTGTCGGGATGCGTTCGCTTGACGATGTGGAAACGCTGATCGCGTTCTTCGAGGCGCGGCGCGGGCAGCTCTTCGGGTTTCGCTGGAAGGACTGGTCGGACCACAAATCCGGCCTGCCCTCGGCGGCAGCGGCGTTCGACGACCAGTTGATCGGCTGGGGCGACGGCGAGCGCCGGGACTTCGCGCTGACCAAGACCTATCGCTCGGGCGATTTCAGCTATGTGCGCCCGATCGTCAAACCGGTGGCGGGCAGTGTGCTGATCGGGCTGCAGGGCGATCCGCAGGTCGAGACCGTGCATTACACCATCGAACTGACCACCGGCATCATCACCTTCGACGCCGCCCCGGCCGAGGGCGCCGAGATCACCGCGGGCTTCGAGTTCGATGTGCCGGTGCGTTTCGACACCGACCGGATCCAGACCTCGGTGGCCTCGTTCCAGGCGGGCGACGTGCCCAACGTGCCGGTGGTGGAGGTAAGGGTCTGATGCTGGACGAGAATTTTCAGGCGCATCTGTCGACTGGGCTGACGACGCTGGCGCGCTGCTGGCGGCTTTCGCGGCGCGACGGGCTGGAACTGGGCTTCACCGACCACGACCGCGACATCACCTTCGCGGGCGTGACGTTCAAGGCCGATACCGGGCTCACGGCGCGGGCCCTGGCCCAGACCACCGGGCTGTCGGTCGACAACACCGAGGCGCTGGGGGCGCTGTCGGATGTTGCGGTCACCGAGGCCGACATCGCCGCCGGGCGCTATGACGGCGCGCGCATCGAGGCCTGGCTGGTCAACTGGGCCGAACCCGAG